CGCGGCGATCTTGATCTTGGCCCTTGCATCGTCCTGCCAATGGCCCTTCACCTCGTGGCACTCCATGACGCCGTCGGCTGCCATGACCGCAAAGTCCGGGGTGTAGAACGTGTTGTCCGCCAGACGTAGCTTCAGGCCCTCGAAGCGGTGCCATTGGATTTCGCCGGCCGCCTGCAACGCACTCAGCCGCGAGGCATACGCCGCCTCGGTCTTGTTCATCTCGCCGGCCTTCAACCGGCCCAGCGCCAGCATCCGGCCGTTCATTGCGTCACCGGCTGCCGGTCAGCAGCGATCACCGCTTGGCAGGCTCGGACATGGTCTTCGGCGTCGGTGACGATTCGAACAGCAGCTCCGACAACCTCTGGACGTAGTTCGGCGCGCGCATCACGTTCGACGGCGCCGGCGGCAGCTTCGGACAGGCGAGCGGTGTGGCAGGTGGCGAGGTCGTTGCGCAGGCGGAGATTGCCGCTGCGCAGGCCAGCCACAACAGCAGCAGGGACGGCCTCGGCCGCAGTCCGGTCATCTTCATGCTTGGCTCCAATGTCGGCCAGCTGCAGGGCTTTGCTCTGCTCGGTGGCGCGGGTCTTATTCACCTGGTCGGCGACTGCCTCAGCGCCGGCCGCGCGTTGCTGGGCGGCGGCACCCTCAGACCGGTCACCGCGCCATGCCCAGCCAGCGCCGAACATTGCCGCGGACCAAACGACGAATGCGACGATGGCAATTACGATGCGATTCACGACCGCCCCTCGCACATCCGACGCTCAGCCGCTCGACGGTTCACCAGGCCCTGCACGCGTTTCCCACCTGCATAGACCCACCGGTCCAGCTCTGCGCACCAGGCAGAGGCCGGTCGACCGCTGTTGATCTTGCGCACCAGCGAGGAGCCACAGGCTGCGGTGGTCCCTACGTTGTAGGACCAGCTCAGCAGTGCTGCCCACTCGTGCTGTTCCAGCGGGACATGGATGCAGGCCTGTATGCCGGTGAGGTACTCGCCCAGGCGGCTGTTGAGCCGCGCAGCACACTCCGCCTCGGTGTAGTACGCCTTGTCCGGCTTGTCCGTATCGCCGTAGCAGTACGTCGCGACACCGACCATGTCGATGTAGGGCGTCGGTGCATAGCCCTCGCGCGGCTTGACCAGCACAGCGGCGGACAGGGCAATAACGGCTGCGGCAGTCCCGCCGATGATTTTCGCCTTCATGCCTGCGCCCTCTGCCGCCACTCGCGGACCCAGCGCCACCCGAGGTAAGCGATCTGGCCAACGAGATAGACGATGGTCAACACCACCACCACGCGGTCTAGATCCGCACCCGCAGCGACGGCGCCGGCGACGGTTACCGGCGGTGCGGCTTTGGCCACGGCACCGGCCGCAGTGCTGATGATCTCGTCCTTCATGGTGGCCCCGTGACTTGTCCGGTTCGGCATAAGCCCCTCCCGGTTGATGGGTGCCCGCCCCTAGCGCCGGCTGGGCACGAGAGTTTGTCCGGCTGGGACGCGGGCAAAGAAAAAGCCCCGGCTGGGCCGGGGCTTGCGATTGGATGGTGGCAAGATTGCCGCCTATTTCGATGACCTAGGAAGTCATCGCTAAACCCCCGTCGTGAGTGCTTTGCTGAACTGCCTTGCAGCGCGCGCTTCAGCCGCGCGGAAGTGGGCAAGCATCCACTCATAGACCGGCCGCCAGAACCGGCTATAGGCCGACCAATCCGCGCCGATGGCACCGGCGCGCTTTCGGCCACTCAGAGGCTCGCAGCCACTTCCGCCGCAGTCTCCGCAGTTCACTACACCTGCGCCCGCCGGATCTGGAACAACCTTCCTGCCGCCGCATCGATCGCACTCGCATGCGCCGACCATCTCCGCGATCACCGCCCCAGCCAGAACCCCAAGCTGCTCCATCGTGTTGTTCGGCCATGCCGCAGCGCGCGCATCATCCAGCGCCTTCTCTGCTCGGCGCAGCTCGCGTCGCTGTGCATCGGTGACCATCCCGCCGCACCAGCCCATGCTGGCCTTGGCGATACCAAACTCCGTGCGGGCATCGGCCAGTTCGTGCATCTGGCGGGTGAACTCCGGTGCCACCAAAGCGATGACGGCCTGGCGCAGCTGTTCGCGGCGGCGCTGACCACTCTCGGGCCACCACATTGCCTGGAGCAGCTCATGCCCCAGCCCGTGCGGCACATACGCCAGTGCAGCCACGATCTCCTGGGTAGTCGGGCCGCCCGCGCTGCCGTCGAAACTCATGGTCTTTGGGCCCGTCCGGCTGGACAGCAGTTCCCGTGCATTGTTCATTCGCATGCGCCTTCCCCTTGGTGGTTTGCTCGTGCAGCGCGCGGTCGCGCCGGATTCTTGGTTGCGTTCATCAGTCCGCCGCGGGGCCAGTCGGTTCGGCCGCGTAGTGCGTGATCTTCGGGTTGTCCCCGCGCCAGCTGCCTAACACCGGCCGCTTGCTCACCGAGTCCCACAGCATCAGCCGCCGGCCGTCCTGCGGTGCTTCGGCAATCGGCCTCCAGTGCGTGACCAAGGCAGTGCGGATCGCACTGAGAGCGGCGGCGGTTGGGACGATGCCCAGTTGCGGGATTGAGAGATCCATCATCAACTCGGCAGTAACGCCGTCCGGTGGCAGCCTCATGGCGCCACACAACAGGCTTCGCGCGGTGAACTCGAGCGCACTCATGCTGCCTGCTCCCAGCTGGCCGGAAGGCGCTGCACATGGCCGCCGCGCGCCTTGAACTCCTCCACGGTCTCGGCCGCGCGTTCCTTCCCCTTCTCCTTGCCCCATGGCTTAGCCGGGGCCAAGCCGGACAACTGCGCCACACGCGACCGGTTGATGGTCATCCTGTCCACACGAGGCGAGGCTGCTTGTCCTGCGGCCTTGGCAGCGCGCGTCTTCGCCTTCGAAGCACGGCTGATTTCCCTCCGCCGCTCGGCTCGCTCTTCCGGCGCCATCGCCTTACGCCGCATACCTTGGCCTGTCGCCTTGAACGTCGGCGCCACGCCAATCGACTTGGTCAGGTAGCCCGCGTCGACCAGGTCGTGCAGCGTGCGGCGCATGGCCTGCCGATTCTTCCAGCCTTGGACACCAGCGGCATCGCTCGCCTGCACGGCAGTGACCTCAATGCCTGGGTTGGAAGCGAACAGCGCGCGGGCCCGGTCAGCCATAGATTGCTTGGATTCGGTCATGCTTCAACCTCAGTTCGTTGATGTAGGTCTGTTGGTCAATCAGCTCGTCATCCGAGCCGTAAAGGTCGTGGAAGGTTCTGGATCCTTCCTTCAAGCTCCAGCCGTAAACCCGGCTCATCCACTGGAAAGACTTCCCCTGCAGCGGCTTGCGCTCGTGGTGCCATTCGCACATAGCGAAGCCGAAGGCGTGGCCACGGCGGATGTTTCCGGACTTGCAGTGGTGGTATTCGCAACCCCGTATCACTCGGTTTTTTGGCAGCAGGTTCCGCATGAAGAGCAACAGGCAAACCATGCAAGGCCCCCTCTTCGCCACACGTATGCGTTCTGCCTCAGCGCGTGTTGGTGCCGGTGCGTTCGACCACATCAGCGCAGTTCCGGAATCGGCCCGGCATACCGGGTGATCGGGATCTGCCGGCAACCATCGCGCCAAACGGTGGCCCCACGTGTGGCGTACAGCACCAGCGGCTTGACCCCGTAGCCATAGGCCAGATACCAGCCGGCCACCGCCACCGGTTCGGACACAGGGCGCACCTCCAGTTCAACGTGGTCCTGCCTCATTCCTCACCCGCCTGCAGCACGCCGTCAGCGCCCATGGCCTCAGCCTCCGATGCCGAAAGGCCCAGCTCGCGGGCAATGTCCGCCATGTGGCCCTGCACCTGCTCCCGGGTAGCAGGGGCCGTATCGCGGCGCTCCTGCTGGATCTCGCCTACCGGGGCGGCCGGCAGCTCACCGCCGCGCATCAGGTGTTCCTTCGCCTGGTCGTAGGCCTCCCGCAGCAGTCGGTCGGCGTGCTCAGCGCTGGACATGCGGTAGCGGTGACCATCGAGGTACTGCCACACCAACCGAGTGAAGCCATCCTGTCGGGCGCAATCTGCGCGCACTGCGGCGAACGAAGGAATGCCCAGGCAGCGCATGCGGAACTCAGGCAGGGTGGGCGGCCACGGATCAGCGCAGGCGATGCACGCGCTGAGGCCGCCGGCAAGCTGCTCGCCACTCAGGCCAGCAAGGCCCTTGGCCCAGGTCAGCGCAGCACCTTGGTTGGGATTGTCCCCATAGCTGCTCGTCCATCGGCTGCCATAGACCTCAGCCATGCGAACCCACAACGTGCGAGTCACCGTCGATGACAACACTGGCTTGGCCGACGCCTCGGCGATCTTGGTCGGAACGGCGCTGCTGTTCCTCTCGTTCGCCTTCGGCAGCGTGGCGCAGGACTCGTTCGGCAGCAGACTCGCGATAGCTTCCATGGGCGGCTCCAGAGGTTCGGTTGGTGTTGGGCAGGTCGCGCTCAAGCCATGAGGCTTCGAAGCCCTGCCAGTTGCGGGTGCAGCACTTCGCTAGGCACTGATCGACGGTGAAGCCCATGGCCGCTGCCAGATGCAGCTCGCGGCCGAAGGCCTCCAGCACCGTCGGCGTGACCGGGGCGCGTCGCTGGCGGCGGAGGTGGAGCCAGTCACCGAGGACTTGCGGTGCGGGCGGGTTTGGCCAGGTCGAGAAATCCAGATCCACTGCCTGAGCAGGCGACGCGCTTGCGCGCTGCTTTCTGCTCTTAGGTTCTCTTCCTGGTTTAATTCCCGGTTCCTGTGCACGTGGTTCACCACCCCCGTGCACGTCGTTCACCACCGGGTGAACCTGATTCACTACGGGGTGGTGAACGTCGTTCACTACCAGATAGGGGTCATCCTCTGGCGCCTTCGGTGCCGCCTGGATGCCAAAGTGGAAGTTGAGGCGGTACTGGTTGGGCAGCCGGAGGTTGTCTTTGGCGCGCGGCAGAACCGTGATGTAGCCGGCCTGGGCCAGCTTGCCGATCTGGTCGATGACGGAGCGGCGGGTCAGCCCACAGTCCTCTGCCAGCGTGTCGTGGCTGGGGCGACACTGGCCGGTGTCCTTGTTGTGACGCTCAGCCAGCATCAACAGCACCAGCTTCTGAGTGCTGGTGACACGCTGTCGGGCTGCCCATGCAAATGCCTCGAAGCTCACGTCAGACCGCCATCGGATACGTCTGGCCCGGCGCAACGGCCCACCAGGTGCAAGCGCTGCGGCGGCTCACCGCGCAGGGCTTCTTCGGGCCACGCCAGACAAGGCCCTCTTCCGCCAGTTCTGGCAGCCGTCGAGCGAGCATGTAGCGGTCGAGATTCGTCCGCTGGGCCAGTTCATTGCTGGTCAGGCCAGATGCAAGCTTCACCGCCGCGAGTGCCACGGCCTGCTGGTCGGCCTGAAGGCCACTGTCGACAACGTGACGTGCGGCCTCGTGGCTGGTGCTGGGATCGGTGGAGCGAGCGGGATGGTTCATCGCGCCCCCCTCCCCTTGGCCGCAGCGCGCGCAATGTTGCGCTCCAGACGGTGCGCCATCGTGCGCAGCGAACGGACCTCGGCCAGCATCAGCCGTGCTTCGTCGCTGTCGATCTGCTGATCCGCAATCGCCTCCAATGCGGTGCCAGACAGGGCACCCATGCTGCGCTGGATCTCCAGCAGCTTGGTCTGCAGCGCTGCGATCTCGTCCGACCAGCCGCCCTCCGGTGCCGGCGGCACCACATCCACAGCCATGCCGAACTGGCCGGCCAGTGCCTGCATCCAACCCAGCGCGCGGTCCGCACCACCCACCTGTTCCTGCATCCACTCGGTGAGCAGTTCGGCGATTTCGATGGTTACCGATTCGCCTTCAAGGCCGCGCAGCTTCGCGCGCAGCGTCTCGGGGTGCATCGACTTGCCCCGGCGCTGTGCCAGGTACGCGGCTGCAGCCTGCACACCGCCCGGCGTCTCGCGCACAGCGTTGTAAAGGGTGTCGAGCCAGCTAAGGGGGGATGTGCGGCAGGTCATGAGGTCACCTTGGGAGGGACGGTTTTTCAAGGTTTCGGGCTGTGCTCGGGTGGCGCACGATGGGCGCCATGGAGATCAACAATTCAGGGACGACGGCCAGGGATGGCGTTTCAGGCGGTGTCGACCGGGCCAATGCGGTCCGCGTCGGGGTCAGGGATCACGGGCGCCCGGGACTGCAGCGGCTCTTCGATGCCGAGCAAGCGAAGCACCTGCGGAATGCTGGGCACCTGGCCCTCTTCCGGCCACGCTTCGACCTGCTCCACCGGCAGCTTCAACAGCTTGGCCAACTGCTTGTCGGTGCTCAGGCCCAGCTTGGCGCGCAGCGCGCGCTTGCTCATGCGACTGTCAACAAGGACCGAGGGAGCCTGGGAACTGGATGTTCCAGAACTGAGCGGAGCGACGGCCCCTGGAGCTGGCCCGAACACCTCAGGGAGAAGTTCATGGCGGGAAATCCCACTTGCAGCTTCAATGGCGAGCACGTGGCGAGACGGAACAGGCCTGATGCCGCTTACCCACTGGTTTACCGCCTGCGGGGATACCCCCAACAGGCGAGCGATTCCGGCTTGACCGGCTCCCGACTTCTCGATGGCGGTGGCGATTGGGTTCATGACGCCAGCTTAAGCGTTGCTTTAGTTTGCAGTCAAGCAATGCTTTCTTACATTCGCGCATAGGCCGATGGACAATCAAGCGATGCTTGACAACACCGCTATGGCGGCCGCCATTCGCTCGGCCATTGAAGAGTCCCCGCTGACACAAAAAGGTGTCGCGGACGCGTTTGGCGTGACGGAGCAGGCTGTCTCCGGATGGCTTCGCACAG